TTGTCCCGCTATAGGAAAATCAGCACTAATTCCTGTATCACTAATATTACTTGCCATAGTTTATCCTCTCGTTGCTATTATTTATCAGCATTATACATTGAACTGGTAGTTTGCGAACGGAACATACTGCTCGTTACTATTACCATCTGTACTGTCGATATTGTATCTTTCAATTTCAATATCTAGTTGTTTAAAGTTAAAATTACTATTGTTAATGTTAAGTATTATACTATCAGCTTCACCTGGTCTACAGTAACATAGTGGTATTGCTAGTTTAAAGCCTAGTTCTGCTTGTCCTGCTGTTTGTGCAGTACGCATCCACAAAGGGTAAAACTCTCTAAGATTTTTACCAATAGCTCTTATTCTATCTCTCATATTAGTAATGTTACTAATATACTTTCTTTGGTCATTACTGTCACTAATTTTTATAGCATCACTATCAATTTTTATAGTATTTGTTATTGGACGCAATCTTAATGGATCTGAACTAATACTATCATCAATGCTTTGACTGCTAATAGTTGTACCATCTTGTAGTTCAACTGTAATACTACCACCTGAAGCAAATGATACAGGTCCTATTCTAGTATAAAAAGAAATTGTTCCTGTATTAGCAGGACTAAGTCCATCACCACCTCGTAGTCCTAAGTCAAAAAATCCTTGTCCTGTACCTACACCAGTATTATCATCTGTAACAGAGTACTGAATTTGATCTACTGTAACTTCATTGTTTGTTTGAATAGTAAAATCAGTCTTTGTTTTTCCTTTACCTACGTCAGGTTCTGCAGGGTCAATTACATCTACATATATTACTTCGTATACAGAACTATTACTTCCTGGATTCTTAGCTACTGCTTTTTTAACAGCCCCAAGTCTATACTTTTTTCTTTTATGATTCTTAGCTACTGCCGCAACAAACTCGCCAATCTTTTTTGTTTCAATACCAGCATAAGCTAACATTTTAATTTGTGGTTGTAATCCAAATGTTTCGTCGTTTGGTCTATAAATGCTTCCTGGTGTAAAAATAGTAGGGTCTGATATAAAGTTTCTAAACGTGTTGCGTTGTGCTTGTTTTAATAAAGGAACCATTAATACACTACTATAAAGAGTATCATCTGGATCGGTTGTTGTAATAGTAAATGTTCTTGTTGTTGCACTAAACTGAAACTGGTCTTGTGCTTTTATAGTGAATACATAACTTCTGTCAATAGTAGTTGTTGCACCGTCAAATGTTGTTTGTGTTGTAGCTTTGTCAATAGTAGTAAGTCCTGGCTTTCCTGGCTCACCAAATTGTTTAATTTTACCTTGTAACTGTCCGTCAATTGCTAACGAAAGCCCTGGAGGTAGTTTTCCAGAGTCTAAAGTATATAATACAACAGCATTAGGTACACTACTTGTTGCACTAACATTTAGTGTACTAACAAAGTTAGCTCTTAAGTTTCCTAGTGCGGCTGAAGTATTCCATGTAATAGCACTTTCAACTTCGCCTAATAGTTTAACTGTAAATTCTTTATCTTTAGCTACTGTTGGATTAAACAATGATGTTGTTCTTTTAGTAAAACTATAAAACGACATAGTAACAACTTTATTTGCAACAGTTGCTCCAAATGCATCATAAGTTTTGTAACCTATGTTTGCAATAGTTCCTAAAAACGACCCTCTTAAGTAATCAACACTACCTACTTCAATTTTTGTATTTGCTTTGTCAGCTGATGTAGATGTTACTCTGCCATTTTCTATAGTCCATACTGACTTGCCAATAATATTAATTGCCTTATAACTCTTGTTATCACCCGAGTCTGCTTCTGTTACAGGAACTTCATTGAATACAATCCAACCTGTTGCTCCTAACCCGTTAAACAAACTATCAGCAAAGTCACTAAATGCTACATTATCTGCACCACTCCAAGTTTCTCCAACTCCGATATTATTTGCAAGTGATTCTGTAGATGTAGTTTCTTTAGATCCAATTTGTCTTAAGGCTTCAATAGTAAATTTATATTCTGTAGTAACTGCTGGTTGATAAGGAATACGTCCTGCAATTTCTCCTGAAGTACTATCAATAGACATACCTGGTGGTAATGTACTTGCACTACCGTCTGCATTAGAATCTTTAACTGTAAAACTAATAATACCTGTATTACTAGTAGGATCGTAAACGTCAAGGAATAATGTTACATAGTTGTTTGCTCTACGATATCCTAAGTCGCTCGGTGTTAACCAAACAGGAGCTCTTAGATACGTATTGTCTGCTGTAAATAACCCAGTAGCAAGTTGCATAATTGTGTTATCTGATCTTAGGAAGTCATCTCCTACAAGATAGATTTGAAATTTACGTTTAGCAATTACAATGTTGTCACTAGCACTTACAGTAAATTCGTAGTATCTATTTAATTTTTTTGGGCTTCTAGTAGGAACAGCATAGTCATAAAATGTTGTATCGTAGTAATAGCTTTCAAAACCGTTTGCACTTTTTACGCCAAAGTCGAATGGAAAAGATCCGTATACATTACTATCAAAGTAGCCACTTGATGATCTTTTTTCTAATGCTAATATTGGATCAACTACTCCAGTAAGTTTACCTGTTGTTCTTCCTAGTGTAATCCCTGGAGGTAGTTCGCCATCGTTATCAGCAATAAAATATTCAATAGTATCGCCTGCTGGTAAGTCAGGATCAATAACTTGTAGTTGAAAATCTAATGGACTACTATCTAGTATATAAAATCTATTATTAGGACCAATAGGTAAAGGCCCTTCATTTGTAACCCAAACTGGAGAATCAGCACCATCAATTGTTATTTGTAATGTTATATCTTCTTTGTCATTACCTTTTACTGCACGAAGAACAAATCTAAACGTTTTCAATCTGTTTACTTCAAAAGGGGTGCCTAATAAGTTATCACCAGAGATTCTTAATCCACCTGGTAACTTTCCGCTAATAAGCGAAAGAGTACAACCAGTTGTAATTGGTAACGCAATAGTTTGCGTAATACTTTCTTGATATGTACCTAAGTTGTGCCCTGGATTAACAGTCCATAATTGCGCCATGCAAAACTCCCTATAGCGTTCCCATATCTGCTTCGACTGCCGTTGATACTGTAAACGTTTCAGTTCCGTTATCGTAATCAATTGCTAAATTATGTGCTAGATATTCTAATGTACTAGTAAACACTGTAGGAACTGCTTCGCCCATATCTAATGTTAGATATTGCTGTAATCCATCAAATGTTCTTATATCGAGACCGTGTACATTACCAGTCATGTTACCTACGTTAGTAATGTTATTTGTCTGTGCGTTTAGTGTCGCTGTAAGTTTAGGATCTGTATCAGTCTGTACAGAAGTTACACTGCTAATTGTAAGTGTAGTTCCGCTTAAATTTGTTGTAGTAGTTCCACCGCCTGCAAGTGTTAATGCATTACCGTTAGAATCTAGTGTAATATTATTATTGTCTGCAAATACTTGTACACTAGGAAGTCCTGTTGATGTACTATTAATTGTAATAGCGTTAGCATCAGCCGCAAGTGTTATTGCTGTGCCTGCTATAATCTTTTTAAACTGTAGTTCAGTTCCACTTATTTGACCAAACACACCTTCGCCAGCACTGCCTAAGTTAGCAACAGTAGTTGATTCACCACTTCTAGCATTAAGTTCTGTAAAGTTATTGTTTACTTTTACAAACGCTTCACGTAGATCATCACCTGTACCGTCGTTTGCAATAGTTCCAATATTGATAGTTTGTATTGCCATGTAAGTCTCCTATACTATATTTATCGCTTCTTCAGTCCTATAACATTACTTGTAAAAGGAACAGCATTATTATATCTATTAAACAACATTCTGTTATTCCCCCCACAAATATCAGTTGTATCGCCGTAGTTACTATTATTTGATTCGTCTTTTAAAACAGATAAAGCATCGTTTTCAAGTTTGCTTTTTAATTGTGCTGGAGTTAGGCTAGGATCAGCTTGTAGATATAATGCACCCACTCCGCAAACCTGCGGTGAAGCCATAGACGTTCCACTAATATTTGTTTGCTTAAAACTAGAGTTGCCAAAGTATTGTGTGTTTCCGAATCTAGTAACAGTGCTACATGCACTTACGATGTTTTCTCCAGCGGCAAAAATATTTACTCCTGGTCCTGTTGAACTAAAACTTGTTTTTCTTTCTGTTGTTGCATCTTGTGGAGTGCTATCTGTACAGCCTACTATAAGTGCCTCGTCATCAAAGGGAGAACTACCTCTATGGTAATAATTATTTGATCCACCACCGTAAAAAATAATATTATTGTAATCAGGATCACTGCTATTAGCAATTTTAAAACTATTGTTACCTGCCGCAATACAAATATGTACACCGGCATCTATACAATCTTGCACATCTGCATCTACAGATGCTAATCTTACAGGACCTCGATAACCTCCGCTTGCATAGTAAGGATAAAATCCATATGTATCTCTGTGATAAGTTGTACCAGTGCTCCAGCCTGCTGTACCAGAATTATAATTTGCTCCTCTATATACATAACTGTTTATGTTTGTAAAAGAACTTCCCATGTAAAAACTATATCCCCAACTTGCATTTACTATGGTAGGTCTTTTATAACCAGTGTTTGGGTCTATAGGTTTATTTTCATGCCAGCCTTTTATTACATCAAAACATAAACTTGTGCTTATTCCGCCCGAGTCGCCTGTTCCTTCTAAACCTGATACTTTCACACTATAAATTCTAGCATTAGTTGCCCAACCAAAATTTAATCCTGTTGCAGTTCCGCCACAATGTGTTCCGTGTCCGTCATAGTCTCTATAATGGTTTGAACTTTGAAATCCTGATACTCCACTAGCTGAATACCAATCAATTAGTTGTACTCTTGATACTCCATTAGCATCTTGAAATTCTGGATGATCAACTTGTAATCCGCTATCTTGAATTACAATATCAACACCTGTTCCGTCCATTGAATGTGGTCTGCCAAAAGGATTAGTAGCTAATGAAGTTGATGTGCCGTATTTGTTTTCTACAAAACTATGTCTGATCTTCCCCCAGTCTCTATAATCTCCTGAGTCGCTTGATGATTTATTAAAATTAGCAGTTTGTGTTGCTTGGTATCCTATACCTATATCGTCTCTGTCTTCTGGACGTAGTTGTACATCTGTAACTCTACCATCGTTACGCAAAGTTTCAGCCTCTGCTTGTGTTAATGCGTAGTGTGTATTTCTTGTAGATAGTACTCTTGGATCTGCAACGTCAACAGTTCTATTTGGAATGTCTCCAGCGCCTGTTGTCGAAATCATTTCTTGGTTGAATTCTGCGTAATCAACACCCTTATTGAGTGTGACAATATATTCTCTTTCACTCATGCTTACTCCTAGTGCAAGTCAACCCAAGCACCGTTGGCATAACCTTGGAACTTGTTAGTTGTAGTATTATAAATCATATCTGCATTGCCTGGTGTTAAGCTATTTCTTTCTGTTGTTGTATAACTAGCAAGTCTTAAAGGACTTTGCGTAATTCTAACTTGATCAGTAGCTCTTAGCTCAATTGAACTGTTACTATCTATTGCAGGTATACCTATACCATTACTTTCAAAACTATCTGCTGTAAATTTCTGTGCATTAATATTTCCATCTACTACAAGATCACTGCTCATTCTAACACTAGGTGTCATTACAATTTGTGAACTGTCATCAGTATCTATTACGCTAGAACTAAATGTAAAGTTACCAACTGAGTCGCCGCCTGTAGCGTTAGTCCAAATGCCGCCAACATATTTTATAGTTTGTCCTGCTTGTGGACTATTAATACTAACATCTGATAGTGTAGTAATACTAGTTGTTGATAGGTCTGTTAGATAACCACTAAGTTCTGATTGATTTGCTAATCGCACCCAGTTACCAGCGTGAGCAAAGTAACCTGCTCCTGTGCCGTGAACGTGTGCAAACATTCCATGATAAGTTGAAGCACTTGGTAAATCGCCTTCAGTTGAAAATACGTTTGCAAAGTAAACTTTGCCTGTTGTAGTAATATCATTACTACCCATATTTAAAGTGCTACCAATTGATAATGCACTTAACGGAATATTTGTTAAGTTAGCACCGCTTCCATGAAAGTTAGTTGCATATGCATTTGAATAAACATTATTACTTGCACCTAAGTTATATGTTGCAGTAGCGTAAGGTGTTACATTACCAAAGCTCACGCTATCACTAACTTCTGAACCACCTGCTAATACTTGACTAAGTGTAATACCTGTTAAACTTGTACCACTACCAATAAACGAAGTAGCATTAACATCACCTGCTACTGTAAGTTTGTGTGAAGGTGTTGTAGTAAAGATACCAACACGCTTTGTACCTGTGTCAATTTTAATTGCAGTCTCTGTACCTGTGATTGGTTTTACATTGATATCTAAATCTTGTTCATCTACTGTGCTTTCAATAATTACAGCATTGTCTACACGTAATTTAAGATTATCATCTGTACCAACTACTATTCCTGTATTACTATTAAATGTTACACTACCGTTTTGTGTATAACTTTGGTTTGCACTAATAGAATCAGTAATGCCGTAACCTGATAGTGTAGTTGGTAATCCAACTATTGAACTAAAGTTACCATCAAACAAACTAGGTCTGTTGTTTAAGTTATTATAATCTAAAAAGTAAGGACTATCAAATCCATCAAGTGTATCAGCATTTAGTCCGCCACCACCTGATGTAGCATCGTTAGCTGGTGCCCATCTAAGTCCATCCCACTTTAATACTTGTCCTGGAGTTGGTGGTGTACCTTGTGTATCAACATCTGATAAATCACTAATGTCGTTAACTAAGTCTGGTCTGTTTGATAAACTATTATAACTTCCATTTATTGCTACTGCGGCTAAACTAGGTGTACCAACAATTTCACTATAGTTAATAAAACTGTTTACCCATGCTCCGTTATTATCTTGGCCTGCTGTTGTATTCCATTTTAATACGTTACTTGATGCTAGTCCTGTTAGGTCAGTAACAAGTCCACTACCTCCGGAGCCACCGCCACCACCACCTGTTGCGGCAATAGTAATAGTTCCGTTTAAGTCATCGTATGTAATATCAATTCCGCTACCTTCTCTAAGGATAGCATTTACTCTGTCATCAACTCTTTCGTTTGTAAAGTATTGATTAGTACCTTCTGTTAATTCTGTTGTGCTTGCGGCTACAGTAGGTTTATCTGCTAAGTCATTCCAACTGCCACTAAAAGGATTATAGTTAACTCCAGCAAGTGTAAGTCCTGTTGCAGAAATCATTCCTGCTCCAGTAATACCTGAGCCTGTTAAGTCTAAATTATCACCTATTGGTAATTCTTTTAGTTTGTTGCTATCGTCTCTATCAACTATGAGTGGTATTCTGTTTGCCATATTCTTTTCCTTATAATGCCGCTATTCTAGTTTTGAAGTCTGCAAAGTCGGCACTTGCCGCTACCTCTGTTTTTAGTGTTGTTAATGTAATTGTTTCTGCTTGTAATGCACTTGCCGCTAAAGTACCTTGTGCAGAAGTTGCCGCATCAGTAATTCCGTAACCAGCTAATGTAGTTGGCTTACTTGTAAGTGAGGCAAACGTCTGTGCTGGAATAGTTAAGTTTGTAAGATTACTTCCGTTTAACGCTGGAAGTGTACCAACTAATACTGCCGCTGTAATTGTTCCGTTAACAGCATCAACTAATAGTGTCGAATCATCAGCGAATACAGATCCGTTAATATCTCTATTTTTATTTGTAACAGCAAGCTCTGCAAAGTTAGCGTTAATTTTTGTAAATGCAGTTCTTAATGGATCGCCATCGCCTTTGTTTGCACTTGATCCAATATTAATTGTTTGAATAGCCATTATACTCTCCCTACCACAACTTCAACGAACCCTGGTTCATCTCCGTCTTTGGTTCCAACTGCTTTACCAATAACAGTTCCTACTAGTGGATCGTTCTGTACCATACCATAACCTGGAATTGCACTAGATACAATTATATCACCTTTCTCAACAGCACCAATTACTTTACAAGGTACTCTACCCTGTAGTGCTAATGCTGTAACATAATCTCCGTGTAAATCACTATTCATTAAGTGTGCTGGGTTAGTTGAAACAACACCAGCAACTTTTCTATCTGCTTTATGCATAGTAGTTGTTATTTCTTGTTCACCACCAAATACTAAAACAGTGCCTGCTTCATACTCTGCATCAGCTAAGTAATTCTCAGCCAAGTCAGCGTATTGTGCCGCTGTGGCAGTTCCGTGGAATGTACCAAATTTTAATGCCGATGTACCTATATCGTATCCACCGTTAGTACTTGGAGTCATAGCCGCTTGTTTAAATACTACTGCCGCTGTATTATTATTAGCAACAATAGCAACTTCACCTGCACTACTAAATCCTGTACCAGCACCTATACCAATACCTGTACTTGAAGTACTCTTTTCACCTGGTGCTTCAATAAACGAAGTGTACATCCAGTCACTTGCTACTCTTGGTTTATTTAATGTAGCATCAGTTGGATCACCATAGCTACTGTTCTGTTGGAAGAACGATGCTGTAACACTTGTGTTACCTACTTGTATTGATCCTGGGAATGTTGTAGTTGTATTACTTGGAACTGTACCAACTGTACCAAACACTGTTGCACCACCTGGTGTTTTCATTGTCATTGTTAAGTTGGTTTGATCTAAGATATCATAGTTATCTAGTTTAATCTTCTGTGCATCAATACTACCATCTGCACCTGTTTTAACAATTCTATCAGCAACACCTGTTGTAGTAAATGAACCACCAGTGTTAACAACGTCTGCAAAAGTAATTGCACTTGCATCACCTGTGCCTGTAGCACTTCTAGCAAATACTGTGTTTTGTGCAATGTCTGGTAAGTCAGCAAAGTCAACACTACTTGCTTTTAGTGTTACCCAACCATCTGTTACTGTAAAGTCATCTGCATCAAATGCTGATAGTCCTAAATCACTTTGTGCAATACTTGTTGCGTTAGCTCTTGTAGTTGCCGCTTGCATTGTAAGTTTGCTTTGTATAATTCCTGCTGTAGGACTTACATCACCATTTACAATTACTTCTGAACTAATTGCCGCTGTTGCAACATTACTACCGTTACTTGTAAACACAACATCACCTGTAACAGTATGATTGTCATAAAGTCCTCCATGGAACATTAAGATATCATTGTTTACTCTATTACCAATGTCTGTACCAATTGCTTCTGTATCAAATGGTGTTCTAGCATCTACATATGATTTTGTAGTTACATCTTGTGGGTTAGTTGGATCACTGTGGTTGTAAATCTTATTACTACCAGCATTAATGTTTCCTGTAATTGGAGTAGTACCATCTCTAGCAATAGCACCTGGACCAATAGTACCAATTGAAAGTATTACACCATCTCTATCAAAATGTAATCTTTTCTCTATAAATTTCTCTGTAGCAAATTCTGTAGGTACTGCCGCCGGATCACCATCTGCCATTGTATCGTCATTACTAAATTCTGTAATTCTAACACCTTGTCTAAATCCTAATCCATCTAAGTTACTAATAGCAATACTTGCCGCAAATGTAACTGTACCTGTTCCTTGGTCTACACTAAAGAATTTACCAACTCTAAAGAATCCATCTTGGTCAGTACTTGCAAAGAACACTCTACCTTTACCACGTTCGCTAACTTCTGCATCTTGGTTAGCACTAATAGTTGGCTGTCCGTAGATAATACTTGGATAGTTAGTAGTATTAAATCCACCTGTACCAATTTTATCAAAGTCGTGTCCGTTAGCTCTTAGAGTTGAAATACCAACTGTAATAGTACCAGCTTCGTTGTCTTGTAATGATAATGGAATAGTTCTTGTTGCCGCAGGACTAAATCTCATATCTGCCGCTAGTCCACCTCCAGTATATAGTCCATTGTTACTGTTAATGTTCGAAGCCGCTAAATCGTTAAGTTCAACAGTAGCATATCCTGATCTTGCTGTATAGTTTGCAACAATATGTGTCTTACCATTAAAGGAGAATATCATATCATTGTTGTTAATACGAGCTTGTTGTGTTGCTGTTAGTGTATCAATAGCAAGTACAACGTCACCTGCTGTCGCACCCATTGTAGTACCAACACCAGCATATGTATTCAATGCCGCTTCAGTATTTCTAAGTGTTAAGTTTAAGTGACTAAACGCTGAGTCCATAACAACTTGGAATCTATCACTTGCTAATGCACTACCGTCTGCGTCTTGATTATTAAAACTAATACTTCTGTAAACTTGATCTGGATTTTCTGTAAATATAACCGCAGTAGAAGGTCTTGTTGCTGTTACACCATTTAGGTCATCTAACAAGTGGTTTTTGTTCATTCTTAGAACAGCGTATGCACTTGCATCACTGTTTGGCGTAGGATTGTGTGCGCCTGTAATAGCCGTTTCTAATCCAGTGTCGCCTGACACACTTAATCTGTAGATAGGTAAGTTTGCACCTTTACGTCCTGTTGGACCAGTAGCACCTGTGTATCCACCAATATTACTTGTTGTTACTGCAACAATACTTGTTGCTGTAACTTCGTATGTATTCACTCCTGTTGCTGTATAAATGTCAATCAAACTGTTTGGATATGGCATGTAATCACAGTCGTAAACAAATATACTAAATGATCCAGCCGCGTGTGCAAATGTGCCAAAGCCATATGTATTTGTAGCATCGTTAAATACTTTACCAGGCTGTTGCATATTTCTTAGTGTTGTAATTGCATCAACAGTTTCGTTTGGATCTGATCCTGCCGCAACTAAACCAAAGTTACCATTTGCGTTAGAACAGTTAAGAGCTCTAATCTCTGAACCGTTGTTACTAAAGAACGCTGTATGGTTATAGTAAGTAAATGTTGAAACTTGCTCTGACAGTGCCGCGTTGTTACAGAACAATCCGTAACCTAAATCGTTAACCTGAGTATAGTCGTTTGCCAACATACTTCTGTTACCAGCAGTTTGAACATATATCTGTTGTGGGAATGTAGTATCAGTATAACCATTACCTTCGTTTGAAAGTTTGTTAATTAATAGTTTTGCTGTACCTGTTCCGCCATCGTATTCTGAAACAGCATCAACTTGATAACGTACACCGTTAATAAAGAACGGAGCAGGTGTCTGTGGTTTTCTAATTCTTAAACCTGTGCCTGCATCTGATTGTACATTAAGTGTAAAGTTGTCGTCTTTGCTTGTAATCTTAGTTTCTAAGTTACCTGAGAAACCATCAATATACATACCTCCTCTAAAGGCTTGCTTGTTAACACTGCCTGAGAAACTACCACAAACCTGTGTGTATGGTGATTTAACTAATACTTGTCCTGCTGGATCAAGTACCTGTGCAAATCCTCCATGTCCTTGGAATGACATGTTTGCTAGTCTTGTAGCATCATTCATTAAGAACACATCCATCTGGTTGTTCAGTTTAGGTGTACTTGCGGCATTACTTGGATCAGTTAAATAGTGATAACCGTAGTTAACAGTCTTCTTAACATGCCAAGCACCACTTGCAATTCCACTTAGGTTTGGTAGTATGTCAGTAGTAAGTGTAACTTCAAAGTCGCTTCCACCATCAGCATTACTAATAAGTCCTACAGCACCATTGTCTGTGTAAAACCAAGCACCGTCCCAAGCAATAGGAGCAACGTTGTCTGCTGGTGTTACTGTAATTTTTCCGCCTACACTATTATTACCTGTCATTGTAATAGCTTGTGGTGTTGCTATGTCAGCGCCTGTGTAGTCTGTAATTTTTAAATTGTCTAGTAATTTGTCTCTGTAAAAATATGTTGTTGCCCAAGGTGATTGTGAAATTCTTGGAGCAGGTCTAATTTGACAACGTCTAAAGTCTGAACCTTTAACTGAAACGTTAGCAGGAACTTTCAACGGATAGTCTTCGTAGTAAATACCTGTTTCAACGTGTACAGTAATTTGTTTTTCTTTAGTTCCGTTACCGTATTCTAATTCTTCACCAATTCTAAAGTCTCTTGGCTCAACTAGTACAACTTCTGCTCTGTCGTATGCTGTACCGCCTAAATC